TTTCTACTAGACGCTCCAGTAGTTTTTCGATCTGGCTTGCGAACATAATCTGTTCCATTTGACTAGATTCGTTTAGATTAATTGAATTATTAAACACGAAGCAATCTAGTTCTTCTGATAGTTTTTCAGAACGATACCACTTCTCTAAACGCTTGTTTTCTGGTAGTGGATCTGCTCGTTCATCATTACGAGCGCGAGAAACTTTGTTAGTTACAGAAACATATACAGTATCAAACTCATAGCCTTCGAGCATAGTCTTAACGAGTTCAATCTTATCCGCGTCAGCAGCACCATTGACGACAATGTTTGCATTTGATTCCAATAGTTCAGAGGCTTTACCCGAAAGCACTTGGTCTAGTTGAACCTCAACAAGATCAAATCGAGAAAAGATATTCTTCAGGACATAGTCCTTTCCGCTACCTGGACCGCCAAGTAGGAAAATGCCGATTGGTGAATTTGTTTCTTCGCTCATTGCTTTTTTTACCTTATCATGTATTGATGCACCGAGTTCTTTGTTACTGTAATGGCTAACAAACTCGTCGCGTTTACCTGCCTTAACTAAACCACGAAGTTTAGAAGCAGACATACCTTCTGCACCCTCTGCGTCTGGATCTCGTTGACCAGCAGACTTAACTTCGACTTTTTTAATTCCTGGAAATTCTTTCTTTCTATATTTATTGAGTAAAGTGTGGAACTCTTTTACTCGATCAGAACCCACAACCATTGTTACATGCGTGTGACCTTTAGATTCTAGATGCTTCATTGCATCAATTGCAGTTTTAACTTTGCTATTAGATACAACATTGGCATTCGGGAATAAATTTCTTAACGCGCCTGCCTTTTCGCCGTGTGACAATGGATTTTTTCTAGAATCTTGTGTGTGCGATGGGAAAATGTAATGCTTGCCACCACTTTCCTCAGCATGTGATTGAACAGCAGATACAAGTTTACCATGACCTGCTTCGGTTGGTGGGTTAAATCTGCCAAAAGTAAATGTTGCTTTACTCATATGATACTCTTTTGTCCTCGTAGCACTGCAGATCTTGCTCTGTTAAGTTTACTAAACTCCTCACGATCTACAACTTTTAATCCTTTCGCAAAGTAACCTTCTGGTCCAGATTCTTTACCGCTAATAGAATGCGAATATTCGCCACTTGCAGTTTTATTTAAACCGCGAGCAAGCAGATTAGTTGCTTTTTGCGTGTTATGATGAATATCGAATGTAGTTTTAAACGCAGCAGAATTGTTCTTTACATGCTCCAGTGCAGAGTCACGAGCAGCGGCTTTAGCGTTCTTGGCTTTCTCAGTTTTAACTTTGTCGATTTCTTTTGCCCATCTGTTTGTAAGATGGCGAGTGTATCCCTGAACAGTTGGCTTTTCGCCAGAGTCGACTGTTGAGTTTACATAGGTTCTGAGTGTTGCTTCGTGACCAGCAAGATGCTCATAGGAATGACCTTTCATCAGTTTTTGAGCAGCCGCTAATCTTTCCACAACGGCTTTACGATCTTTTGGGCTTAACCTTTGTTCTTCTTTACCGATAGCATGTTTAACTAGATGAACATCTGGATGTTCTCCAAACTCCGACTGATCCGTGATAGGTGTTGCCTTTTTGTTTCTACCTTTTAACTCAGTGTGGACTGTGATGCTGAGTTTAGACTTGGCTAGTTTTTTACCTTCTGGAGAATTTTTATCGACGGCATACTTAATAGTGTTTGGAGTGTGTGAGATCTTACCATCGGTTTCTTCACGAGTTTCTGGAGTGGACATAAATCCACCTTGCCACTCGCCAGCTCTTTTAGGAAGAACCTTGTAGCCGTGTGCTAGAATGGCTTTAAGCGGCTCAGCAAGGTATGGTTTTTTGCCATGCTGAGTGTCGACGTCGGATGCAGTGTAGTTATACTTGGCGCCTGGACCCTTGTATTTTACGCCAACGCGACCGTCTTTTTCGCGGACGATCTGGAATGACATTTTGTCATCGATTTTGCGTGTAATTGGAGTCCTTCCGAGAGCAACGCCTCGGAGAGCAGTGAGTGCTTGAGATGCTGGTTTTGAACCGTCAAATGTGCGATCAGAGGGATGCTCTAGATGCTGGATTCCTACGGCTTTAGACGCCTCTGTTAAAAAGGCAGAGAACTGTAACATACTCTCTCCACACTGTGGGATTACCTTTTATTTAGTATATTTAGAGTTTCATACTTGCAATAGCGTTCTTGAGTGCATCTCGAATATCCGACATACCCTCATAAGCAGGAATGGTGCAGGTTGACCGCCCAGCTGCTGTTGCTGCCTTAAATTCTTCTGGAGTGTACCATTGCGGGTCAATCTTCATAAGATCCGCAAGTTCATGCATGTTTACAGAACCCTTATTTACCAGGTTATAGTACCCATTAGGCTCGTGTTCTTCCATAAGATTACAGGCGACGCTTACAGCCTCATCAAGATCTGTTAATGAGTTTTCGCCAGCATCAATTAACTTACCGTGTTTGGCGTAGTTATAGACCTTTGTAAGATAATTTTTAGACTCGTTGACACCAGTAAATGGCATACGAATACGATAAACCTGCGCTTTATCGCCAAGATAGACATCTGAAACACCCTTGGATACTGAATAGATGCTACCAAAATAGTTTGGTGGAGCGTCCACATCATCAATATCACCCATGTAGATACACCCGCTGGAGAAATGCGCCAAACGAGTTCTCCATCCACATGCATTAGCCAATAATGCTGGGAAAATTGCATTGGCGTCAATAGTACCCTGCTTGTCCAACTCACAGGCATCAACATTTGGGGTTCCCGTTTTACCAGCACAGTTTACAACCCAATCAAATGTGGTTCTTTCTATAGTATCGATTGCATCTTCATGGGAGCAAAATGTTACCACATGCCCACGCTGAAGCAATTCCTTGAATACCTTTTTACCCGTCCATCCTCGACCAACTACTAGAAAATGCATAATTAAATCCTCGTGTGAATAATTTTGTACAAATACTTACCATAATCCGACTTGGCATACTTATTAGCCTGTTCTTCAACTTGTTTCTGCGTAATCCATGCATGCTTGTAAGCAATCTCTTCGGGGCATGCAATCATCGTTCCAGTTCTTTTTTGTACTGATCCAACAAAAACAGATGCCTCTGACAAAGACTCGAATGTCCCAGTATCAATCCATGCAACACCACGATTCAAAAACTCAACTTTACAATCATGATTCTTCATGTACAATTTATTGATGTCAGTAATTTCCAGTTCACCGCGATGCGACGGTGTAATCTGCCAAGCATAGTCTACCACTTTATTATCATAAAAGTATAAACCTGTTACTGCATAATTGCTAGGTGGGTTGGCTGGCTTTTCGTGAACATCAATGGGATCATTGTTATCGTTAAACTCAACAACGCCGAATCGCTCAGGGTCACTGACATGATATGCAAATAGAGTACATCCTGTTCTGTTCCAGTTAGCATGAGCGAAACGATTAATCAAATCATTTCCATAGAAAATGTTATCGCCAAGAATAAGCGCAACATCATCCTTTCCGATCCATTCTTCGCAGATACGGAAACACTCAGCAATACCCTTTGGCTCTGGCTGGATTGAGTATGAGATATTGATGCCCCATTGAGATCCATCACCACAGAGTCGCTTGAATGCTTCTGCGTCGTTTGGTGAATTGACAATCATGATATCGCGAATACCAGCCATCATCAATGTCGATAGCGGATAATACACCAGCGGTTTATCATAAACTGGCAGTAATTGTTTCGAAGTCACTTCGGTGCATGGGTACAAACGAGTGCCCATTCCACCTGATAAAATTATACCCTTTCTCATAGATACCACTCCACAGTTTTTCTCAAACCATCAAATATATTTGTTTTTGCTTCCCATCCAAGTTCATTTTTAAGTTTACTTGAATCCATCGAATAACGCAAATCATGACCCTTTCGATCATCCACAAAATTAATCCAGTTTTTATGTGTTTCTGGTGGCTTGCCCATGATATCCAAAATCATAGATACCATGCTTAGATTGTCACACTCAAATCCACCACCAATGTTGTACCGTTCACCACGCTTAAAGTTTTCGCCAATAGTTAAAAGTGCATCGCAATGGTCTTCAACAAATAACCAGTCACGAATATTAGAACCATTACCGTAAACAGGAATAGGTGTGTTGTTTTTGATATGTTGAATGATTGTTGGAATAAACTTTTCTTTGTGCTGACGAGGACCATAGTTATTCGAACAGTTAGTTACAACTGCTTCTAGGTTATGCGTGTTTACATACGAGCGAACTAGGTGGTCGCTGGCTGCTTTAGTTGCAGAGTATGGGTTGCGTGGGTCGTATGGCGTTGTTTCGCTGAACGAAGGATCATCTGGACCAAGACTTCCATAAACTTCATCAGTAGAAACATGGACTAACTTGCCGCCATATTTCTTGATGCACTTTAGAATGTTATGGGTGCCGTTAATATTGGTGCTAAGAAAGTCATCGTCACCACGGATAGAATTATCAACATGAGACTCAGCCGCAAAATGGAAAATAATATCTGGTTCATAGCTGGAATACATGTGCTCCAAAAATTGAAGATTGCGAATGTCAACTCTCTTGACTTGCAATCGCCAGTCATCATAAAATTTATCTAGATTACTGCTGTTTGCAGAATAAGAGTAATTGTCGAGGACGACAATCTCATCCGAAGGATATTTTTTAAGGTGGGAGATTACAAAATTAGAACCAATAAACCCCAATCCACCAGTCACAAATGTAGTCATAAAACCTCAATTATTTTGCAATAACATATTTCGCTGAG